AAGGCAAAGTCGGTAAGCGCCTTAAGCTGGTTATCGTTAAGGTTTACCTTCACTGCTGACTTAACGGCATTCATGGCCGTTTGTATGTCCCCGGCCAGCAGGTTAAGAGCGGTAGGCTTATCAATGCGCTGACCTATATTTTCGCCCGGCTTTATCAAGTGGCCATAGCCAATGCTCTGCCCCTTGTGATCGGCATACCGCTTATCACTAAAACCCTCATTGCTGGCAATAAAGTCAGCAATGGTGCCTTTAATGGCGGCGGCCACTTTCTTCATGGCAGTAGTAGCGCCCGGCGCGATGGTGTCAGCCACGATGCCCAAGTAGTTCTTCACACCACCGACGGCGTGTACATCACCGGCAATGTTGTGAGCAACGTTCTTGGTCACTTGTGCAGTCTTGTGAGCTACGTTGGCAACCTGCCCCGGCAGATTCTTGGCTTCCTGCTTTGTCCAGTTCCAGGCCGTACTCACAGCTTTACGAACCTTGTCCGGATGCAGTGTCATCCAGACAATGGCGGCACCCACGGCGGCGGCAATTATCACCGGCAAACTGGCACCGGCAAGGGCCAATAAACCGCCGCCTTCCGCTGCTGCTCCGGCACCGGCTGCCGCAGCACCCGCCCCTTCGGCCGCAGCGCCTTCACCTATGCTCAAAATTCCGCGCCCTGCGACGCCCAGCAGACTCAGCAGGCCCTTTGAGACCGCTATTCCACCCAGTGCCGACCCTAAAGCAATCGCAAGGCTTACAAGCTTTCCTAGAGTCGGATGCAACTGGTGCAGTTTGGTGTCCCAAGCACCGAATTTGTCTATTGCGTTGTTAACCCATGTGAGTAGCTTGATGCCCCACGGCAGCAAGTCACGCTCAACCACCATGCCGACGCCCATCAACCGGGCCTCAAGCTGGCGCAGCAGGTTCATAAACTGGCGGCTTTGGGCGGCCAGCTTGTCAGCGTCGGTGCCGTAGGTAGCGGCCAGCCGCTTGCGCTCATTGTAAGCAGCCCGCATCTGGTCAAGGCCCTGCTCCATGTGGAACAGCGTCTTTTCATCAATGCCGAACTGCCCGGCTATCTGGCTGGCTACGGCATACCCGGCTGTGCCGGGCGCACCCATCTGCTTAAGCCGGGCGATAAGATTGAACAGTGTTTCCGTGCTGTCCTTAGCTTCCTTTACGCCCAGTGCGTGCAGGTAGCCTTTCATACCGGGGTTGGTGCGCAGCGCCGTGGTCAAGCCTTCCAGTGCGCTGGCGGCCTGATCGGCGCTTACACCTACCTGCTCCGCGCCAAACTCCAGGGCTTGTATGTTAGCGACGCTGGCCTTTGTGCGCTGGGACTGGTAATACAGCTTCTCAAACTGGCTTGCCATGCTGGTAACACTGGCCGCCACGATGGTGCTGGTGGTAGCCAGTGTTTCTCCTACTACTTTGGCACTCTTCGAAATGGATTCCATGCCAGCTTTGAACTTCTTAAACTGCTGGTCGTCCACCTTGAAGCCAATTCCTACGAGGTATTCACGTAGCATGTTTGCCGCACCGCCTGCCATGTTTGCTACCTTTCCGCCTCGAGGGCTTTGGTAATGCGGTACTCGTTTTCAGCCTTTACGTCAAGCGCGTCGTTCATAACGGCAATGTCGTACAGGCTTAAAGTGCAGTTGATTAGCGATTCGTACTGGCACAAGCCCTCCAACACTGGTCGCAGCAACCAACCCTCGTTATTCGGTACGGCCACTAGCTGCGCATTTACTGGTCTGATCCGGCTTGTGAACTCAGCAGACCTGTGGGAAAAAAATCACCCAAGTTCTCCTTAATCACCTGCATTACCAATTCCATCATATGCGGCATCTGCATGGGGAACATAAGCGCCCCGTTGGGCGCGGTAAGCGGTGCCCATACCTGACCCTGCTGAATAAAGCAAACCTTCAGGCAGTTGTCCAGCACATAGTCAGCATCCGCATCACTCATTTCCGCTATGGCGTTAGCCAGCGGCCCAGCCGCCAGCTCAAACACCTTGAAAGTCTGCTCGTCGGACTCTTCTTCCTTGTCCAGACTAAGCATTTCCTTGAGCACTGGCGCTAGTTCCGCAAAGACCGGCGCTAGGCGACGGGCCACATGGAATTGCTTCCGTGCGTCCATCGCCCCTACGCGGTAGTTAACTCCGGCTACTGTAATCTGTTTTTCAACCATTGCCGTGTTACCTCTGCCTTATTTACAGGCTGTTAAGAATGTTGGTTGTCAAGCTGCCAAGCAGGCTGCCCAGTGACGGGTCAATAACGCCCGCGTTGAACTCCCACTCAATCATGCCCGCTTCCTTTGCGTATTGGTTGGTGGGATAACGCGCGAACGCCACCTGCTGGCAGGTATAGTTATCGCCGGTAATCGGGTTGGTGATGTTCAGAATGTTCTGCCCAAAGAACAGGCTGCTGGTGCGCTGGTAGTTGTACAGTTGCGTCAGCAGGTAGTTGGTAGGGCTGGTCTTCTGGAGACGTACCGTAATGCGACCGGCCTTGCTGGCGTGCAGGCTGTGCATTGCGGTGCCATCAGCACCAATGTTCATGGTATCCGTCTCTTCGATAAACTCAACGGTAATGCCCTCCTCTGCATTACCGCTGCCCGCACCGAGGGGAACCGTTCCGCCCGGCCCTATGATGGTAGCCTGTACGTCACTAAATGAATAGGTCATGGTGGTTAGTTCTCCTTATTAAGCGTTGACGGTGATTGCGACGTTGGCCTTGTGAACCGCACCGGCCAGCTTGGCGCCCACCTGGAACGGCACGCTGATACGCGCCGCACGCTGGGCCTGTGTTTGTGTGGCGACGGGCGGCGCATATACATAGAAGCCCGCGCTAAGGAAGTCACCCTGATTAAGCGTACCGAAGCCGCCGCTGTTCCAGGTGCCCGGTGCCAGCAGCCCGTTGTTAACGAACTGTGTGCACACGTTGCTGATGACCGTGGCCAAGATGTGCATACCGGTGTCGGTCTGTGGAATCTTGGTGGTGCTGGTATACAGCGCGTTGTACACAGCCGTCTGAATTGTGATGGCAAGTGCGGCGGCACCCATTACGGTGTCAATAAAATCTCCGCTGGCGCTGGTGCCCTCTTCAATGATGGCGGTGTCATTGTTGTAGCTCACAAACACGTTGCAGTTCTTGGCTTCAAGGGCCGCGATCTGGTTCGCGTTAAGGGTTTCCGCCACAATGCCCGGCTCCTGCTTGTACATAAGCGTGATCGTGGTGTTGTTACCCGTGTAGTCAGTGGTCAAGATGCGGGCCAGCAGGCTCACAACAGCGTACTGATTGCTGCTGCTGTACTGCACGGCGCTCTTGGTGTAGTTGCCCTGCATCAGCAGATAGGCCAAGTCTGTGGTGTCCTCTGGGTTGAGTACACCGGCCTCCTGTGACGTAGCGCCAAAGTAGTGCTGTGTGGTGGCGGCCTCAATATAGCTGGCCACGTTCACGGCATCATTGTTAGTAATGCCCAGCACCGTGGTGGCATACCACTGCTGCCCAAACTCCTCATCAAAGAGGGTCACGGCGGCAAGGGCTGTTTCAGCCGCAATACCATTGGCGATGTACGCCCCGCTGCTGGCGGCTGTAAGGCCAAGCAGTGAACTTACATCGGTGCCGGTGCCTTCCGGTGTGGCAAAGCTGAGTGTTCTGCTGGCACCCGTCTCTCCACCGGCTGTGATAACAAAGTTGCCGTTATTGGCGTCCCACACGCAAGTGGTGCCCGCAACTTTAGCCGTAAGCGCCGTCTGAATAATACCGGCAGCCGCGTTAAGATTGGCGACGCCAGTAAATACAAGCCCGGTGACTGTTTCAGCCGTACCGTTGATGCTGATGCTGAAGCTGCCCGCTGCAATGGCGGCCAAGCTGGTAACAAGCGCCGCCTGCTGTGCCGCACTGAACACGCTGCCGTGGAGCACTGCGCTTGTAGCGGCTTCTGCCCAGCGGCCAATGAACAACTGGTTAGGCTGTGGGGCCTGTTCGAACCACAGCACGGCGGCAAGGTACTCCGGCGCGGTGGTTCCAAAGTCAGTGGCAACCTCTGCCAGTGTGCTGTAGCTGCGGATACGCTCAACGACGTCAATAACCGGCGACGAGCCAAGTATCAGCAGCGAGTTAAGGTTTTGCGCCTGTGCCGCTGTGGTGCTCAGGCTGACGGTAACATTCACCAACCGACTAATCGGTAATGATGGTGTGGTCATGTTTCCCTCCGGTTACTTGTTGCTTACAGTGATTGCCGTTGCGGGCAACCCTGTGTCATAGTTAACGGTTGCTACAGCACCGGCCAGATCACGCACCGGGTACTGCCATTGCAGGCCGCGCCGTACCTTGAAGGGGACGTCGATGCCAAAGAGCCACTGATTTTTAATCAGGGCCGGTACTGCCGGGCTGGGCCTGCCTGCTTCTACAAACCCGAATCCCTGCAACTGCATGGCCTCACGATTCTGTGCAACGCCCAGCCCCATTGAAAATACTTCGGCGTACTGCTCACAGGTGGGGCCGTAGAAGCTGCACAGTATGTCAAGAATTTCGTTGCGGTACACAATGTCAAAACCGGGTGTTTCACCCACTGCGCCGATATGCCCCTCGTACACGTAGGTATCCGGCATACGCTCCCTGACGCCTATAGCAGCCCAGTTGGTGCCGCTGCCCGGCGTGTTAGGCGCTGGGCCGTCCGGCATGTTGCTGTCCTCCGGAAGCCAGCGCTGTAGCACCACTGTGCCCGGCAGCGCGGTTATGCCCACAACTATCTGCTGTAGGAAACGCCGCAGCGCTTGGTCGTTGCCTACCGGATCTAGTTCTGTGGGCTGTAGGTAGCCGCCAGTTGTGCTGTCGTTAGGCATCAGTTAGTCTCCGCTGGTGCGTCCATGGTATCCATGCTGCTGCAAATTGCGTAGATAAAGCCACGGGCGAACTGGCTATAGTCATCGGTGGTTATCACAAGGTAGTTATCACCGTTCCAAACCACTACGTCCGGCTCCCACTCTTGCGGCGTACCATCCTTGGTGGCACCACGCAGCGCGTAGCGGGTAATCACCACAACGGTCTTGCTCATTATCTGCGCTTCCGGCAGTCGTTTAAGATCGTTGGGCCTGCCGGGGTGCACCACGCCGCGTATGTTGGCCGTGGTAGTAGGCGTGATGGTTGGCTCGCCATAGGTATTCGTAACCACGGCCCGGCGCATCACGCTGAACTTATCCAGCGTGTACGGGTTGGTAAGGGCTATGGAAACGTCTAAGTAAGGCATCAGCGGTTCCCCTTAGTGCGTACCACGTAATTCGTAGCGTTAAACATCTGCAAAGTGTCCAGCAGCGGCTTGGTGCGAGTAACGCCCCGGCGCTTGCGGGCCGCCAGCGTTTTCTTGCTGAGGGGCTTGAACGGGCCGGTGCGTAGCTTCTGCTTTACGCTGCTTACTGCTTCAATGCCAGCGGCCTGTAGGTTGGCCTCTACGCGCTGCTGATCGCCGTCAAGGGCTGCAATGGCGGCGTCCGCATAGCGCTTGGCAATCTTGTCACCGGCTGCACGTATGCCGGGCTTGAGGAATGGCCGGGCCGGTATGTTCTGGCTGGGCATACCATTGTTGTGTATGTAGGCCAACGCCGCATTGGTGATAGGTGTGCTGACGGTGCCGTTGGCTTCAATGGTTTTGCGGTCGGTGGGACCGGCATTTTCCCCGGCACCGGCCTGCCCGCTGTTGTCGTCGGGGTAGCCTACCAGCACTTCGCTATCACGCAACTGCCGGATGGCCTTCATCAGGTCACCCAGCTTGTCGGTGTGCAGGTGCAAGTGCATGTGAATATGGTTCGGCATTATTGGTTTGGTCCCCAGCCTATACCGATCGGCGGGCCGGGCCAGCCGGGGCCGTTAAGGCCGCCGGTTGGGTCACACCCTACGCCGATGTACGTGGGCGCACTGCCCATCATCTTAGCCAGCCGAATGTAGCGGGTGCCGTAAACCGTCAGGTTCCAGTTACCCGCGCCCTCTTCACTGGCTACGTTTGTGTCATAGCTAACGCTTACGCTGCCCGGTGTTTCGCTGGACACGGGGCCTTTGCTAAGACCCGGCCAGCCACTCACGCCCGCAGCATCAAGCGCCTGCCGCTCCAGCACAATGTTGTGGGCTGCAAACAGCTCTGCGCCCAAGTTAATGGCCTGACCCCAGCGCTGATTATTCAAAAACAGGTAAGCCCAGTTCAACCAGAACTGGATTACCGGCAGCGGGTAGCTATCAACGTCTGCGAACTCGGCAAAGTCAATAACAAACTGAGCCGCGTCAATAGGCGGTGGGGTCTGCGGGGTGCTTGGCGTACCCATTACTCACCTCCGTGGGCTTTGGCTTCAAAACCCGCCTTGCCGTATTTGTGCATACCGATGCTGGCGGCCACGGCGGCAGGGTCGTTGATGCCTTTCTTATGGGCAAGGCTGTGCTCCAGCTTCTCAAAACCCTCGTGTTCATCAGCAACGGTAGAACTGGTGATGTTTGGAATATCGCTAAAGCCATCCATGGTTTCCAGGCTGCGCTCCATGGCAACGGGTGCATAGAACTCACGGTTGTAGGCGTTTTGCTCCGCAATGGTGGGGCCTACCGGGTAATAGCTCTTGCTGAGGCTGGCCTCATCCTTGGCGGTATGCAGCGCAATGGCCACAGCCTGAGCATGGGGCTTGCCAGCGTTCTCCTCGGTCGTAATGTTATGCCCGATGGCCTTCGGGTTGTCACCTTTTTCTAACGGCATGGTGCCCTCCTTGCGTTGTGGGCGCTACTGCTCGCGCCCACGCCCGCAGTTACTTCTTTGTCTTTTTCTTTGCAGCGGTAGAATTAGCTGCAACGGTCTTAACGACTGTGGCCACGTCCTCAGTTTCCACAACTGCCGCAGCCGTTGGCTCCGTGTCGGCAGGTTCCTGCTCTTC